GTCCAGCTCTCCTCCGAGGTCTGCTCCGATGGTAGCGAATGTTCCGCTCTCGGGCTCAACGTCAATAACTTCGAAGTCGTTGACTTTCCGTCTGGGTTGCTGTTGCGATCTTGATGGTTCCTTCTTTCGAACCTCAAGGTTATTATCTCGCAAATAGCGCTCTATTAGTGCGTTCATTGCGGATGATCCGGGTCGTGGTATCTTGAACACTGAGCCTTCGATTGAAACGAAGACTTTGAGTTCCACAGTTGTGCTGCCTCCAGTGGCAACCTGTAACTGGTTGAGTACCTGTATTTGCAGGCATCCCAAAGATTCCTGGGCGACCAGGTCAATATAACCTTTGAAGTAGATGAAAGGAATTCTCAATTCCGCAACAGTTCCTTCTGCTGGGTTGATCAGGACGTGTTGTATCGCGCTCGCTTTTGTGAGCGAGTAAGTCGGTGTCCAGTCAGCTTTTCGTCGCATTGTTGGGACGAAATAAGCCATGAGCGCTCCTTGGTGGAAGCGTGAGGCGGTGTTCTGAAGGCGAATCACAAGTTCTTTGCAATTCCACTTCTGAAAACGAACAAATGGTTCTGCGGCAATATTGTTTTGCAGAAGGTCAAGTGGCACATCTAGTGTTGTGCCAATAGTACCAACTGCTAGCAAAGTGCCAGGTGCGGCAGTCAATGGCCAGGATACGGACCCGACAAGATTCTCACGTTTGAGCATCTTGTCAAGATCCCATCCAGGTTCATTGAGGTGGGCTTGCGCTCGCTCAACTGCACTGGTGACGTTTCCGTCATTTGCAGCAGCCACGATTGGTTTCGTTTGCTCCGTCAAATTGACGCCCTGCTTGGCAGTTGTAGTGCCAACAGCAGCGTCAAGAGAAGCAGTAGTTTCCGTCGTCTCGCGTGGAGTCTCATTGGTTTTTGCTGGTTCTGGGTGGGTGACTTTTCCTGATTCAGGTGTCACTTGTCGGACGGGCAGTCCGCCAAATCGGGTGCGTCCCGATAACTGTTTATATAGCTGGCTCATGGGGGCGTAGGCTACTGGTCGGGCGTTTACACACTCGATTCCGTAGCACACTCCCTCATTCATGAAGTTTGCGCTTGTTCGCGGTGGGTTCGTTTCGCGTGAACCCTCTCGGAACTCAATGATGTGGCTGTTCATGATGTGATAAATCACATCAAGAGCACAGGTTCCCACTGTGTATGGGAAGTCTGGCACAATCTTGATTTCGCTTACGTCAGGGTAGTCGTAGAGCTCGCCATCTAAAGGTATCGGGAAAATCACCGCGATTTCGCGGTTATCATCTGGTCCTTCTGATATTTGTCGAAGGTAGAGAGCGCCGTCGTTGACGGTGGCATAGTACGGTCGTGAGTACAAGGTGCAGGCTTTGTTAAATCGAGTTTTGATTGAATGCATGGAAGTGATATCAGGTCTCAGTGTGAATCTGCTAAAAGGCGCAGTATACATAATGAGGCTCTGATTTCTCAGTCGGTTGGCGAGATCGCCACCTTCTGGTTGCAAATTTTCTACTAATCGGATAATTCGGCTGTCGTCACCTCGTCTATGGGTGAAACCAAATGCATTGGTTGCATCGGGAATCATTCCATATCCGAGATAAGCATCAAGTAAGGGTCGGAAAGAAACCAATTTATAACGCGGTTGGACTTTCAGTACCGCGGATCTTAGAGTGTTGAAATACTCTTCTCCGTAGAACATGGCGTTTCGCAAAACGTCATTCACGTTAGCTTCAGTAGCAGTTGTGTAGTCATCACACTTTCTAACCCAATTAAGGGTTTCCAGATTAGCAATCTCGTCAAACATTGGCAGATATTGGCCATAGTCGTAACGAGTGCCGGTCTTGAAGAAAGTGAGAGACAACACAGGTTGAAACGGTTTTGACTTCAGGTCGCTTTTGTCGGCGGCCGTCAAGCCAATTCCGTATGGTGCTAGACACTCAGAAATTGTGAGTGCGTTGTAACGTTGAATGTACGAATCGGAAATACTGGCAGCAAGGTCGTCGCCGCCGTACTTATCGCGCACGTTCTTCGAAAAATAGTATAGATCATTAAGTGGTGTTAGTTGGGCAAAGATGATTTGCCAGCAGTTACGCAGGTAACAAGCATTAACTAAGCAATTGTAAACAAATGTGAGGAACCAGCCTGACGGCATGAGTCCTGGCACTTCT